CTGCAGTAATATACAAGTCGAAGTCAGGTTTTGCAAAGAAATATGCTGAATGGATTGCACAGGCGTTAATAGCTGACATTTATGAAAGTTCGCAAGTTAACGTAGAGATATTAACAGAATATGATACGGTCATTTATGGCGGAGGATTATATGCAGTTGGTATAAACGGAGTTAAATTGATAACCAAAAACCTCGATAAACTTAAAGGTAAAAATGTTGTTGTCTTTGCGACAGGCGCATCTCCTTCACGAGAAGAGGCACTATGTGAGGTGAGAAATAAGAACTTTACTTCGGAACAGCAGAAACAAATAGTGTTTTATTATTTGCGTGGCGGATTTGATTACAGTAAGCTGAAGCCTTTAGATAAAGTCCTCATGACCTTACTGAAATGGAAAATGAAAATGAAGACAGAATTAGTACCTGACGAAATAGGAATGCTTGCTGCCTATGACAAGCCAGTAGATTTTACAAGAAGAAAGAATATTGATGAATTAGTCTCATATGTTCATACTTCACTTAAGCATTAGATCAGGATTTATGATATTTGAGCTAAATTAAGGCTCTTCTTATTTTGAGGAAGGAGAGGTGAATATGGGAGAACATGTAATTACTAAATTTAAAACAAATGTAGAACCACGGCTTGATGAAGTTAAAAAGTGGATAGATGAAGGATGTACAAAAGTTGAAATAGCAGAATTGCTTGAAATCAGTACTTGGGCTTTAGATGATTATTCAAAAAAACATCCGAAATTAGCTAAGATATTAAAGAAAGATGATAAGTGGAATACACATATTATGCCAAGGTTAAATGACATAAAGGAATGGTTGGTTCAAGGAGATACTGTACGGGAGGTTTGTAAGAAGCTTTCGATTTCACCAGAGACTTGGTACAAATATTGTAGAGAACATGAAATTCTAATGGAACTTGTAAATATGGGCAGGAGCGTGTTATGTAACGAGGTGGAAAAATCTTTATTGAAGCTATGCACTGGTTATGAATACGAAGAGTTAAAAACAATCGTCGAAGAGGATAAAAATGGCAAGAAGCGAACCAAGCTTGAAAAGATAAAACGCCACCAACCACCATCGGCCCAAGCAATATCATTTTTCTTGCGCAACCGTATGCCAGAGGAATGGTCTGATAAGAAGGAACTTATATTGGATACTCGCCAAAATGAAGAAGCAAGGAAGCAGTTGTTCCTGGAAATGGTGAATGGGGAAGTAGTGGATATTAGTGAGTGCCAAGATGAGCAACCAAGATCCGAATCAGATGAAGAGTAGTATATGGATAATCTTATGTCGTTAGTAATCTGGGAGATAAATGCCCTATATGAGCCTAAAACTACCCGAAATAAGCCTGTGATCAACCTAGTACCAATCCATAATTAGTCTTATGTATCCAGTTGCTATCAGGGCAAGACAGAGGTAACATGGACACACCTAGTAGAGAAAGGGTGTGTTTATATGCTTGATTTAGGCGGATTCGAGGATTATCTCACAAATAGGGAACTGAGCGGGAATACCATCAGTTGCTATATTCGGGACAGCAAGGTTTTTATGGAGTGGTTCAGTAGCAGAACGGATTGTGGACTGGACAAACTGATTCAGCTTGATGCCATTGGTTATAAGAAGCATCTGTTGAATACTAATAAATCAGTGGTGACAGCCAATAGGAAGGTTGCCAGCGTCAATGCCTTATGCAAATGGCTCTATGAAAGCGGATCAACTACTGATGAGATCAATATAAAGGCAGTAAAGAATCGGGATGCTCGGCAATATAAAGGCTTAGAGGAGAAGGATCTAAGGAAACTTCGAGCAGAGATACACCGAAATCGCAATTCACTTCATATATGCATCATTGAATTATTGCTTGGCACAGGGCTTCGGGTGAGTGAACTATGCGGATTGAAGCTTCAAGACATAGAATTATCCGAGCGTAAAGGCACAATCAAGGTCATTGGCAAGGGAAACATATACAGAACACTGCCACTCAATAAGGATGTTCGCAAAGCAATTCAGGATTACGCTGATATTAGACCCGCCAATGATAGTGACTTCCTATTGATAGGACAGCGTGGAGCTTTCAAACGGAATGCAATCAACTTAATCCTTGAAAAGTATGGGCAAAGAGTATCAGTGGATGTAACTCCACATCGGCTTAGGCATTCTCTAGGGTATAGACTGGTCAAGGAAGGAACAGCAATAACAACCATTCAGGAAATACTTGGGCATGATAGCATTTTGACAACGAATTTATACACGGTCACAACTGAACAGGATAAGGTAGAGGCTCTGGAAGCATTGGAGTGGTAAGAAAGCCGCTCTATTTTTATGCACCTTTCCCATGGGAGGGGTGCTTCTATTTGTGCAAGATGCTCTGGCAGTAGACGGTGTGGAAATTTTTGTAACAAAATTTATTGAGAAGTTTTTGAGTGGCTTTCTTAGGATTGTTTAAAGTAACGTCATCATATATGCAAATAATAGAGCAGAAGGAATATATAAAAATGGATGCTTAATTATATTGTATAGCATTGAACCAATAAACCACAGAAATGTTATGTCAAATATATTTAATTTCTTGTTATCGATATAATATAAAAATGCTTTTGATATCTTATATGCATATACACAGAACCAAAATACAAGTCCTGTACTAAGAAAACATATACCCCAAAAAATATTGCCACTGTAATAAATATCTAACGCAAATTTACTCCAAACCAAAAAAATTAATGAATAGATAATGCACACCCAGTTTATAGGTTGTTTTATAAATACAATAATTTGAGTTTTTAATTTCGAAAGCATGAAATCACCTCAATGTCTTTATATTACGAATAAATTTAGAATTTGTCTAGTCATATTAATGTGAAGGGAGGCTTTATGCAACAAATACAAACACATGACCATACCCGCCAAAACCTCCTGCTCAAGCAATACCTGAATAAATACTTCTCCCCGAACAAGATAGAAGAACTTGTCGGGGAGTTTTCATTTTCAGAGCTACGAAAGTTACTTGGCGAGATGGATTTAGAATTCTTTAGCTTATGCTACTTCCCAAAATACTTCGACCGTAAATTTGGGGAATTTCACAAGGAACTATTCGAGGAACTGAAATATATGCTGGAGAATAAAGGGTTGATTGAAGCTTTTGGATTACCACGGGAACATGGCAAAAGTACCATTAACTCTTTTCTATTTCCCCTGTATTCAACACTTTACAATAAATCGCAGTTCACACTGATAATATCAGCAACGGAGCAGATTGCTCTCCCATTCCTAGATATGATCAAGGACGAATTAGAGAACAATGAGTTGCTAATGGAAGACTTCGGTATTCAAAAAGGAAACCGCTGGAACAATAATGAAATATGGGTTAGGGGTAAGAGTGGCATTGATGCATGTATAATGATTCGTGGTATAGATGGAAGTTTGCGCGGAACTCACTTTAAACAACATCGCCCTCAACTTGTTCTATTGGATGATTTGCTCAAAGATGATACTGCAAGAAGTGAAACCAAACGTGAACAAGTCAGAAATACTTTCACTGATGTTGTCATTCCAATAGGCACAAAGGATACCAATATTCTAGTTGTCGGTACTTGTTTACATGAGGAAGATCTGATGACTGACCTTTTGAAGGGAAAAATTCCTGGGGTAAGGAGCATAAAAAAGTCGGCAGTCATATGCTTTGCCGAACGAGATGATCTTTGGAGCGACTGGGAAGCTAAATATAATAACCTGCTGGACTTGGATAGGATTGAAACTGCCAAGTCTTTTTTTTATGCCCATCAGGAGGAAATGTTGGAAGGCACAGAAATATTGTGGTCAGAGTATCTTGATTACTATTATCTAATGTGCAAAAAACAGGCAATGGGAGACAAATCCTTCTATAAGGAAATGCAGAATGATCCGCGCAGTACTGACGATTATATCTTCAGAGATATTCAATATTGGGACAGACTTCCTGGATTTGAAGAAATGGAACTCGTGATGTACATTGATCCTGCAATTAAAGCTGGTAAAAGAAATGACTTTTCTGCAATAACAATTCTCGGACTTCATAGAAAAACTAAGCAGAAGTACGTGGTTGATGGCAGCATATACAAACTGCTTCCCGACGATCTGTTTCAAGTAGCAATTGAGAAATTACAGCAATATCCGGTTGAAAAGATTGGATTTGAAACTACAGCAGCTCAGAGCTATATCAAGCAGAAATTTGATGAGGAACTATGGAAGAACAAGATATTTACTCCAGTTGATGAAGTAATAAGTAGGGGCCAGAAACATGAGAGAATTATATCTCTTGAACCAGAAGTAAAGAAGGGACATATTCTATTCAATCCTGGTAATATCAGGTATAATAATCAGGTAAAAGATTACAACAAAGGCGCTAAACATGATGATGCCCCTGATAGTCTTTATGGAGCAGTTCAGTTGGTTCAAGGGGTAAAGAGTATTAGGTTTTATGATAGGAGTTTGTTGTTTTGAACTACTTATTTGTGACACATTTGTATCTGCGAAATAAAGATTTTATATATTTTGCGAGGAGATAGACATATGATTGAATCTTTATCAAAAATGTCAAACAAACAGTTTATATTCACTTGCCTTAATAAGTTAAATAAGGTAGGAAAGCTTACAGAAAAAAATATTAACTTGTTATCCAATAGAGATTATTGTAGTGCGAATTTCTTGTGTTCATTTGCCATATTATCTGAAGTCCCTACATTAGGTGAAATTTCAAATAAGTATTACAGAGATAACTCTGGGTATCGAAGATACTATCCTGAAAGCTATGTAATAGGAGAAAAAGCTTATATTGTAACAAATCATTGGTATGGTCCTAAAAAGTCTAATCCTGACAATAGAACTCCATTTATGCAATGGGTACTGAATTCGATAGCATAGCAATCTTTACTCAAACAAGGATACCCCGCGAAAGATTTATTGCACAATATTCTTATTATGTGACGAATGTACTACGAACTTATCATGCCTGTACCCAAAACGGTTTGGGCTATTTTACACCTAATTTTAGAACGAACAGGTATTATTGATAGAACATTACTCCTTTAATCACAGTACTCTATCCCAATAGCCAATTACTTACATGATATGGAATCCTATATTATCATTAATTTAGTAATTGAACTTGAGGAGGTGCGGGTTATGAAAAGTAATAAAGAATTTATTCTGGAAGTAGAAAGACTCTTTGGAGCATATGAAGCAGAAGTGAATGAAGCGCTAAAACAAGGATTCTTGAAAGAAAATACAGTTAAAACATATTTGTTGCATTCTGGTAATTTTATTAAATGGTGTAAGGATGATTTTGAACCAGGTGGAAGGAACAAATAAATTTAATGAATTATTGCCTGTGCCAAAACGGTATGGGCTATTTTTATGCCCATATTTAGAAAGGAGCTGATCTAATTGAACACAAACGAAAATTTAATACTAGAATGCCTAAATGAACTCAACAAAAACGCTCTGGCAAAGCAGAAATATAAAGATTACTACGAAGGCAACCACTCAATCCTCAAAAGTTACCAAATGCAGGATAGCAGGAGCAATATGAGATTAGTATTCAACTTTCCAAGAAAGTTTGTGGATAATGAAACAGGATATATTCTCGGCAAACCTGTCAATTATATTTCTAAGTCTGATGAGTCAACCATTATTATTGCCATTGATAAAAACACGAGCCACTGGGATAAAGAGCATAATATCAATCTCAGGAAGCAATCGGAAATCTATGGGGAAGCTTATGAACTCAACTATGTGAATACCGATGGCGAGTTTTCAGCAACAATACTCACCCCTCTAAACGCTTATGTTTTGGAGGATGGATCTGCCGAAAGAAACGTTGTGCTGGCCTTACATACCTTCACAAAGAAATTTGATACAACGAAATATCTTGATGTGTATACCGCTAACGAAATCTTACATTATGAATTGGGCAGTAACAGCAATAAATCATCGCTCAATCTGATGGGCAGCCATGAACATATTTTCGGCAGAGTGCCTGTGACTGTATGCCCTGCCAATCATGAAAAGATAAGTGGCTTTCAGGATGTCATTTCCCTCTTCGATGCATACAACGCTCTGAATTCCGATTTGGTAAATGAAATCGCTGATCATCGCAATGCTTACCTAGTGATCGAGAATGCCAAACTTGAGGAAGAAGATTTACTCAAAATGAAATCCATGGGTATTATTCAAGTGCCACAGGGGGGCAAGGTTAGCTGGCTCACAAAGGAAATCAATGATTCGTTTGTGAAGAATGAATTGGACAATATTGAACGCAAAATATATGACATGATGGATGAAGTCAATTTCAATGAGAGCTGGGCTAGTAACACTTCATCTTTGGCACTTCGCAATAAACTGCTTAATCTTGAGAATAGAGTGGCTATGCGAGAGGCTTTTATGGAAAAGGTGATCAAGCAAAGGCTGAAGAATCTGTTTGTATACCTGCTGAAAAAGGAAGGCAAATTCTATGACTATAGAGATGTGGCAGTAAAGTTTACAAGGAATCTTCCGACAGACATGGTGGGACTTGCGGATGTAATTGTAAAAATAAAGGATATCTGTTCGCAGGAAACATTACTTTCATTATTGCCATTTGTAGAATCGCCTAAAATCGAGATGGATAAGTATGATAAAGAACAACTAAGGAAGGCATCCCAATCTAGTGAACCTGACTCTACTACACAGACTCAATTTGTTGTTTAAATACGCGTTGTAAGCCTTCAGATTCACACCAGTAGGGTAAATATACCACTACTGATTTTTCATGCCCAAAATGGGCCAATATAAAGAGACTTTGTTTTTAAGCAAATGCCATGAACCTATTGCTATAAGCGGTTTTGTGGCATTTTGTATTAAATTTAATTTGCCCGTTTTAGGGAGGGGATTGGAGGTGAATGTTAAGTGGCAAGGTTGAGCAAATTTGAGAAGGAGGATTTAGGTTATTGGATTAATGCAAAGGGAGAAATCGAGTATCACAAAAAATGTGCAAGATGCAGTCATGAATGCAAACAATCGTTTAGATGTTTACAAGTTCTTTGTCCCATATATCAAAGGAGATAATAGCTTGTCCTAGGTATGACGTTAAACTGCTTAGTTTATAGAAGCGTTTCTGGTTTGAATGAGTCAGAAGGGTAATTTGAAAGGGGAATATAGTTATGACATTGGAAGAAGTAAAAAAGTACGTGGAAGAAAACAAAGGTAGTGATGAGGTAAAAGCATATCTTCAGGGGCTAGTAAGCGTTGAAGGGGTGCAGACATTCTTTACGCAAAATGAGGATGGTAAGAGATGGCTGGATAGCGAACGAGACAAGCATCTCAATAAAGGTTTGGATACTTGGAAAGCCAATAATCTGCAAAAGGAAATCGATAAAAAAATCCATGAACTATATCCAGAGGAAACGGAGGAAAAGAAACAACTCAGAGAACTCAATGCCAAAATCGAAACGATGGAGCTTGAGAAACAGAAGGAAGTGTACAAGAATAAAGCTCTTACTATTGCCGCCGATAAGAAACTTCCTATTAACAAGATCGTAGATTTGTTCATTTCAGATAACGAAGAAGCCACCGTTGCCAATATTGCAAGGTTTGAAGAGATCTTTGGGGCTTCAGTTCAATTGGCTGTAGAAGAGAGACTTAAAAGTAATGGCTATACTCCACCGAATAATGGCGGTCAGAATAACCAGCCACAAAATCTAAATGACGCTTTGAAGAACTACTACTCAGAAAATAATAAAGGTTAAAATTGAAAGGGGATTGATTATTAATGATTACATTAGCACAAGCAAAACTAAACACACAGGATGCCATTCAAGCGGGGGTTATCGATGAATTCAGAAAAAGCTCATTCATTTTGGACAATATGACATTTGATGATGCAGTTAGCCCTGGAACAAATGGAGCTACACTTACTTATGGTTACACAAGATTGATCACACAACCGACTGCCGCATTTAGATCAATTAACAGCGAGTATACTCCGCAAGAAGTCACAAAGGACAGATATACGGTTGAACTTAAACCTTTTGGTGGCTCATTTCAAATTGACAGAATCATAGCAAATACTGGAGGTTTAGTTGATGAAGTAAACCTACAAGTACAGCAGAAAGTAAAGGCAGCAAGGGCATTATTCCACGACACTATTATCAACGGTGATTCGGCTATAGATGCCAATTCCTTTGATGGGTTGAATAAGGCGATTACAGGTTCAAGCACAGAATTCAATGCCGGAGCCTATATTGACCTTTCTACATCTGCAAATGTGGATACTAACTATAAGCAATTTCTAGATTTGCTGGATGAATTTCTATCCAACCTTGATGGTACTCCTACCTTTCTTGGAGGGAATTCTAAACTGATTACCAAAATTAAAGCAGTGGCTCGAAGGGCAGGATATCTTACCCAAAGTGAAGATGCTTTTGGCAAGAAAGTCGATGCTTATGATGGAATTGTTCTTGTTGATCTTGGTGCCAAGGCTGGAAGCAATGATCCTATCATTTCAATAGTGGATACCAGAAAACCAAATGGGACGCTTACAGTCACAGGATTGACGGATCTTTATGCCGCTAGGTTAGCAGTCGATGGTTTCCATGCTGTATCTTTAGCCAACCAAGATTTAGTTAAGATTTGGTTGCCTGACTTTGCAACATCAGGAGCAGTCAAGAATGGTGAAGTTGAGATGGTTGCAGCTGTGGCTCTTAAAGCGACAAAGAGTTCGGGTGTCATGAGAAATATTAAAGTGGTATAGATGGGAGGTAAACAATGGCGAAGATATACAGCAATAATAAACAGTTTAATGGTATATCTGCTAGTGTGAACTTTATCAATGGGGTGGGGGAGAGCAATCTTCCCCACCTTCTTGCTTGGTTTCAGGAAAGTGGATACACCATAGTTGAAGATAAAAGAGAGCCTAGTATTTACGATTCGATGGCCTATAAGGAAATGACTGATATTGCGAGAGATAAAGGATTTAATGGTATTGGCCTGAAAAAAGAGGAATTGATCAAAGCATTAATTCTCTGGGATAAAGAACATATAGAAAAAGCAGAAGAAACGGTAATAGAAATAGAAACCGAAAAGGGGGAATAGATCATGCTGGAATTAATGAAGATGCTTCTTAATATTGAACCTTACGACGATTCTAAGGATGATCTTTTAAATCATTTTATTAAACTAGCGTTAAAGACAGCACTTGCTTACTGCAATGTGACGGAATTACCGCCAGAGCAAGATGACACCACCGCAGATTTGGCAGTTTACTTCTATAAGAATAGAGATAGCTTGGGTTATAAACAACAGGTACAGGGAGAACGAAGCGTTACATTTGAAGGAGGAGGTATTCCTGAATATATCAAATCAGCTTTACCGCTTCCCAGAATCAAGGTCGGGTGTTGAGGATGTTTAAGGATACTAAGATCGACATTTTGCAAAGTCCATTAGACGCACCTATTAAAACTATTGATGCAGATGTCCAGCCGTTTTCTAAAAGCATCGCCTTTGAAGACGGTTTTCAAATCGAAATAACCAGTAGATTGTTTTGTGATACTGACGACCTGATTACTGAAGAGAGCTATATCGAATTTGCTAGTGAAATGTACAAGGTGATGGAGATTAAAAAATGGGATAATTACCTAGAAATATACCTGTACAAGTTAAAAAGGCAGGTGTAGCTATCTTGCAGGATATAGATGGAATGATTGATTTTTTCCTTTATGAAAAAGGAGAAAGCATTTTGATCAATGGAGCTGAGCAGGTTGCCTTGGTCATAGATGCAGTGAATAAAATTACATATTACAATGACAAGTTGATCCGCTGTAAGTGTCTAGTCAAGACAGGTGATCTTGTTCAATATGGTGATGCAAACTATTTAATCATAAGCCAGATAGATAAAAGTG